TATGTTCAGAATTATGATTTCACAATGTTAGGGTATTTGATTGACGAGGAAGAATTTGAGGTAAAACCGGCAATCCAAAGAATAACTCAATTAATTGAGGTTGATACATCAACAAGAAGACAGAGAAGAAATAAATTTCCAAAAAATCCGGATACATTTAATATTGATTTCTTATTTACAACAGGAGATACCGTTGAGGAGAAAATTGATTTTAGGGCAAATATGTCATTAGTAAGTTCAGATAATGTAGACACCTTTGATGTGTTTATAAATAACAATTATTTTGGTAGTGATACTCAAACCATACAAATCACAACTAATGATATTTTAAAAATTGAAATAACTAGAATTGATAATAATCAAGAAGCCTTAATTGTTTTTGATAACAAGTTAGTTTAATCTTCTCCATAGATATCTTTCTTCTCTTTACACTTCTCAATTATTAAATTTTCTAAAAATTTATAAATTTTTATTCCTCTCTTATCACAATACTTTTTCAGTATATTATGTGATTCAGGGGATATTTTAATATTCTTAATTTCTTTCTTGGTTTTCATGGTGAGAAAAAAGGCAGAATTAATTCCTACCATTTATAAATAGTTACTCAAAAGTAAAGTTTTTTGATAAAATATAGAATATTTATCTATAAAATAAATCTGTAATAGAATTAATAAATAATGGCAACAGCACAAGCAAACCAAAAAGTATTCGTATCTCCGGGTGTATACACATCTGAAACGGACTTATCTTTCGTAGCCCAAAGTGTAGGGGTAACTACGTTAGGTCTTGTTGGAGAAACAATCAAAGGACCGGCATTTGAACCGGTGTTTATAACTAATTATGACGAGTTCCAAGCGTTTTTCGGTGGAACAGAACCAACTAAATTCATTAATACTCAAATACCTAAATATGAGGCGGCATATATTGCCAAATCTTATTTACAACAATCAAACCAATTATTCGTAACAAGAGTTCTTGGGTTATCAGGATATGATGCGGGACCTTCTTGGTCTCTTTATGTTACGGCCAATGTAGACCCAACAACAATTGGGGACCCATCCACAGGAACTACATTTACCGCAAATTTTACAGGTAATTCACTTTCAAGTACAATTGAATTTACTAACGGGTCTCAATTACCAACTCAAATATTGAATAACTTAAATACTCAATACACCTTAGAAGATGGGTCGGTTTCTACATTACAAAATGATTTTAATATAAATATATCATCGATAGTCCCAACACCAACATCAATATTTTCAACACAAACATCAGGTAATACAGTGGTTATTTATGGTGCAATACCTGAAAATGATTTGAATTTCTTAAATCCACCATACAACACAATTATCAATCCTTATGGTTGTCAAAATGATTTTAATGATAATGATTTAAGTTCAAGTTCAAATGATACTTGGTATTACGCTAATTTTGAATTTAGAGATAATAATTCAAATAACGATGTTTATAGTGGTTATTCATTTTATTATGTTGTTTCAACTTTAAATACAGGAACATCAAATACATTTTCGGGTACAATTTCAGGTAATCTTTATACTTTCACGGGAAGTGCGTATGAGGAATTTAATAACATGGTTGTAGGTACGATACGTTCTAGAGGTATTTCATTATATACCAATAATGTAAATAGTGAAAACCATGGACCCGTTTATCAAGTTGGTGTTAATTACGATACCGGACAATCTGCATTAAATAATTTACAATTAATTTGTGACGGACAATATTCAGGAATTACAAAATCACCTTTTTCAACATTTTTATTATCGGGGGTAACTAAAGATAATGATGTGTTTTCATTTGAGACTTCATTACTAGCGTCATCATCAAAATACATAACTAAAGTACTAGGTGTTGATAATTTTGGTAAATCAAGATTTGAAGTCCCAATTTATGTTGAGGAGTCATATCCTGCTTCATTAAATTACGCTTATAGTCAAGGTTATATTAGAGGGTTAGGGTGTGATTTAATCGCATTACCGAGCGCTAGAAGTAATAATCCATCATCAATAGCTTTTAATGTAGAAAGATACCAATCACCCGAAACTCCATACTTAGTTTCAGAATTAAGAGGTAATAAAGTTTATAAATTATTTAAATTTATATCAATTTCTGATGGGGATTCTGCGAATACCGAAATTAAAATCTCAATTGCAAATCTTTCGTATAATAATATGTCTTTTGATGTGTTAATTAGAAATTTCTTCGATACGGACGCAAATCCTGTGGTGATAGAAAAATTTACAAATTGTAACATGGACCCGGCATCAAATAACTTCATTGCTAAAAAAATTGGTTCTTCAAATGGTGAATTTGCGTTGATATCAAGATATGTAATGATTGAAATGGCAGATGAAGCACCGATAGATGCGTTACCTTGCGGATTTTATGGATACACACAAAGAGAATATGCAGATTACGAAACATACCCATCACCATACCCTAAATTTAAAACAAAATACTATTTCCCTGGCGAAGTTATTGCAAACCCACCTTTCGGTATTAGTTTAGGTGGCTCACCAATAGAGTCCGGAGGAGACATTATTAGAAGAAGTTATTTAGGTGTTTCAAGTGAGTTCGGTATTGACGAATCATTCCTTACTTATAAAGGAAAACAAACAACACCGGGATGGACAAATAATGAACAGATTGATGGGAGACCATGGAACATCATTAGTAAAGGTTTCCATATGGATTCAGGAGCAACTGTAGTCTCAATTGCTAACACATCTATGTCTAGCGGACAAACTGCATTCGAATGTGGTGTTGCTGAATTTAGAGAAGAACCTGATTCAGATAATCCATATTACTTCATATATTCAAGAAAATATACACTTTGTTTGGCGGGTGGATTTGATGGATGGGATATCTACAGAGAATTTAGAACTAATGAAGACAGGTTCCGATTAGGGGATAGCGGATATTTGGCTGGGTCAGCACCTAATTCAAGATATAGAAATGCAACAGGAGACGGATTATTCAAAAGAATTACAGTTCAAGACAACAGTCAAGATTTTGCGAATACCGATTATTATGCTTATTTATTAGGTATTTTAACATTTGCAAATCCTGAATCTACAAATATCAATATTTTTGCAACATCAAGTATTGATTATGTGAATAACTCAAATCTTGTGGAAGAAGCTATTGATATGGTTCAATTCTCAAGAGCGGATTCAGTGTATATTGCAACAACACCTGATTATCCGATGTATAATCCGGATTCTACAAACCCTCAACTTATAATTTATCCTCAAGAGGCTGTTGATAATTTAGATAACACAGGAATTGATTCTAACTACACGGCAACTTACTATCCTTGGATATTAGTTCGTGACACTGTTAATAACACTCAGATTTATTTACCACCGACAGGTGAAGTTTGTAGAAATTTGGCGTTAACAGATAACATTTCATTCCCATGGTTTGCGTCGGCGGGTTACACAAGAGGTCTTGTTAATTCAATCAAGGCAAGAATTAAACTTACACAAACAGATAGAGATACATTGTATCAAGGTAGAATTAACCCTATCGCAACTTTCTCTGATGTTGGAACCGTAATTTGGGGTAACAAAACTTTACAAGTCGCAGATTCAGCACTTAATAGATTGAATGTAAGAAGATTATTACTTCAAGCTCGTAAGTTGATTTCAGCAGTGGCGGTAAGATTATTGTTTGAACAAAATGACCAAATCGTTAGACAACAATTCTTGGATAGTGTTAACCCTATCTTGGATTCAATAAGAAGAGATAGAGGTCTTTACGATTTCCGTGTAACTGTATCTTCAACACCTGAAGATTTAGATGCAAATCGATTAGTTGGTAAAATTTACTTAAAACCTACGAAGGCGTTAGAGTTCATCGATATTGAGTTCTTTATTACTCCAACTGGAGCTTCGTTTGAAAACATTTAAAATAAACTTAATGGGGATACTAATGTATCCCCTTTAATTGCCAAATATGAAAAGACAACTTAAAGAAGGATTTAAACCTGAAGGGACACCAGATATGAAATATTACGCATTCGATTGGGATGATAATATTGTTCATATGCCAACTAAAATTATG